GCCACCTGTTTGTTGTACGCCTCAATGGCGCGGTTATTTGCTTTGTCGATAGCGGCCTGCCCCCGGGCAGCCCCCAACTGGGTCACTGCCTGAAGCGCCGCTGCTGCGGCCATCCAGATCATTTACATTCTCCGTCGTCGAGGGTGGTACTGCATAACGTGCTCAAGGGTAAGCACGCCGAGGTCGTGATCGTCTTCTGCGTACATGATCACGCTAGAGGCGTCGGGGTTCAAACGCACTGGGATGATGCACCGGCTACTCTTGGCGTACAGGGGCCCACCGGGGATCAAGTCCTGCGAGCTGTATGTAAGGCCGGAGTATACCCCTTCCGAGGTAGTCTCGTCGTGCCGTTGCACAACCACATGGAAATCACCCGTGTTCTTCAGGGAGGCCTCGTACCGGATCAGGGATGTGCCTGCGGTTCCAATCACCACACCGTTCTGATCGCGCAGTAGCGGTGGTGTAGGTGACAGCGTGCTGCGGTACTTGAGGCCTAGGAAGTACGTGCCGTCAGGGACGTTACGCACCGCTGTACCAACCCAAGTGGCTGTGTTGATGCTGAAGCCTACTGCCTCGCCAGCAACTGCGCCGGTGGTGTAGGTCAACTGCAACTCGGCTCCGGCTGTGTATGCAGCGCGCAGCGCCGTGGGAACCGTAAAGGTGCCGCCGACGACTGCAGTGCCGATGAACATGTCCGAGAACGGGCGGTACAGGCCGTTGGCTGTGTCGCCTGCCTGTGAGTCGATCGTGACAATTGCGAGGTCGCCGTCTACTAACATACCGACGTAGATTGTGTCGCGGACAAACCAAGTACACACGATGTCATACGGTGCGGTCCAGTTATGCCATGCAGACTGCAGTTTCTCATCCCCACCCCACAAGTACTCGTGCACAAACAGGGTGCGGGCATCCCCGTCAGCGACAAGCACAAGGCTGTTGCTGGTGGTGCTAGCCGTAGCCTGCCGAATGGTCCCCGGCATGTACTGTGGGATGTGTGCAGTTACGTCGTTGGTGGTGTATTGCGAGTCCGTGGTGTTACTCGGCACCATCTCTAGGACGCTGGCGAACTTCTCGCTGCGGGGTGCGAAGTACATTAGGGACCGCCCTGCCACGATAGGCAGCACCTTGCTAGTTGTGTTGTACGCACTGGTGATGACGATCTGGGCCGTACTGGGCGCCACTACAGAGTTACCCGAGGGCACTACCGCTTGGCAGGTCTTGGCAAACAGTAACAAGTCCTTGTTAAACTGGATGGCGTGTGTGAAGTTGGCAGTGGTAGCCGAGCCTGAGAAGATGCTGATGGGATCGGCAACGAGGAGTTCCGTAGTGGTGCTACGGTACCAGCGCAGGGGTTTGCCCGCAGCGCTCATACACACCGTTGCCCCGCTTAGGATTACCAGACGGCCTTGGAATACGCTCAGACCGGTCACGCCGTCCGTAAGGAAGGCGGGGTCCTCGTTCGTGTTGTCGTTACCCGACAAACGCCCCTCATAGTTTGGCTGGTCCATCACGTAGGAGTTATCCAGCTTCAACCGGATGGGCATATTCGTCAGGAAGTCGGCGCTGTTCCAAGCCCCCGACTCAACCCACGCGTTGTTCACGAAGTCAAAGCGGTACCACACGGATAGCGATGGGTTGGCGCCCACGCTTACCAGCATGCCGTTGGCAGCTGCGGGCATCCGGGCAGGGAGCTCAGTAGTCAGGGTGACATGGGACTGGTTCGAGGCGCTGATGAAGTTTGTGCCGGAATCTGAGGTCACAGTGATGGCCCCAGCACCCGTGGTGACAAGGTACACGTACGAGCCCGCGATGGCAAAGGAGAGGCCCGGAATGGCGTGTGCCACAATACCGTCCACCAGCTTGCCAGCTACGTACTCAGGCGTGCTCAGGGCGGCATCGCCGGGGGCGGATCCGTTCGGTGTAGTGTACGATGAGGCGTACTGCACCCCGTTCACGTTCAGAGTGACGTTGTAAATCTTGCTGTACTGCCCCGTCTTCACAAAGAAGAAACCCGTCTTGTCAGGGTTCTGCTTGCCGGCATTAGTCACGTTCTTGACTGGGAACTGCTCAGTGTTGCAGATGTACAGGTACCCACGTAATGCCGCTACCTGAATACTGGCAGCGGTAGGCGCCAGCAGGTAGAAGAAGTCGTCAGTAGCCACCAGCGACATATTGCTGTTGTACACGTTCACAACGCCGGTGGCGGTGTTGATCAGGATGTGGTGGGGCTCGTCCCCAATGTCCACGGAGGTGGCGAACACCTGCTCTTTGTTCCAAGCGCCGCCCGGGAAGATGTTGCTGGTCAGGTACCGCATACCGGGCCGGCGGCGCATGCCTTCAACGGCGTCCGACAGCATGTTCACCTGAAGGGAGACCTGGCCGTCGAGACGTTCGCGGGGTACTTGCTGGGACACGCCCTGCATTAACGATTTGGTTGCGCCGTCGATAGCCGCCATAGTGCCTCCTAGCCGCGCAGGGCACGGACGAGACGACCCCATCCGCGACGTTGTTTGGTGCTGTACCGGCGGTTGCGCATGTGCTGCAACTCCATCTCGGCAAAGCTCATGATCTCAAGGCCCTGCAGGCGCTGCACAGCAGCGTCCGGGCCAAGGTCACCCGAATACACTTCCTGCGCCGCGCGGGTCATAACGACGTTTGCAGCACACTCGGGAAGGTCCTCGAAGTCGAGGTTGTACGCCACGGTCATGCTCTTGGGCTCCGTGAAATACTGGGTGTTGTTGTCCATATCGAACAGCATGCCGCCGCGCGGCACGAAGATTTCGCCCTCATCACCGACGATGGCAATGGCGTTGGCGGGGTACTCCATCTCACCCGTGGTGGATGGGTACATGGTGACGTGGCTCATGTTGAACCACCACCCGCGCTCCAGCAGCTGGCGCTGCTTCATGGCGATGGTGCTCAGGACGAGGTCCACCGTAGGGTGCACTACTGTGGTGCTGGTGACCCGCGATTCGCCAAGGGCGGACAGACAGGTGTTTACCGCCTCTAAAAGTGTCATGGCAGGTCTCCTAAATAGTGAGGGCCCGGCGAACCGGGCCCAAGGGTCTTACGCGCCAGGCAGCAGACGTACCGAGAAGGTAGTGTCTGGGCGGCGTTGGCCGATGGTGTACATGGCGTACGAGTCGAGCACGTTCGCAAAGTTCAGCTCATCGTCCCACACGCGGGAGGTGTGCGCCTTGGCCTCAACGGTCACCAGAGTCATCTTCGGATGATACACGATCATCTCTACTTGGATGTCGGTGGAGTCGACGTTGAAGGCAGCGCCCAACTGGTGGTTGGTGATGACAGCGTTCGGGAAGCGAGCGGTCTCGACCAGACGGGTACCGTTCAGGTACGCAACACGGCGCTGGGCGTAGTTTGCGTTACCGTCGCTGTACTGGACGTTCACCAGTTTCTCGTTCTGCAGGAGCAGCGAGAACACGCGTGGGGTCACCAGAGTGATGAACTCGTTCAGCGAGCCACCCAGATCACGGTTGATCAGGGTCTCGATGCCACTCAGGTGGGCAGCGACGATGGCGTCAGACGAGGCAGCAGCGTCGTTGGTCACCAGCTGGGCGGTCTTCTCGAAGCCGTCGTAGAAGGCTGGCTTCAGGTGAGCCGGGGCAATCCACGAGCGGGACTTGATCAGCTGGATGATGTGCGCTTGGTCGAACAGCTTGGCGTGCTCGGTACCGTGGTTCTGGCCGATAGCCGGCAGGAAGTCCGGAGCGGTCCAGTCGTCTTGGTAATCGATCGGGGACCGTGCGTAGGTCACGGTGTCCACGGTGATTACCAGCTTGTCGTTCTTGACCGGAGTAGGATCGAGCGCCTCGCCGGACTTACGACCCTTGATGGTCACAGTGCCCAGACGGTCGATGCGGGCGGTGTTCGAACGATCGTTCACCGAGATGAAGGTGCTGTTGGCACGGAAGAACGCGTTGTACTGGAACGCGGTGTCGAGGGCACCGTCGAAGACCTCCAGATGGATGTCAGCGTCGGAGTTCGGACCACCCCAGTGCGGGCGAGTCAGGTTGCCAGTGTAGGCGGTGTTAGCCATATGATTCTCCTTGGATTAGATTACATGCCGAGCTGCTTGCCGACACGACGCATGTTCAACAGGCGCTCATAGTCCTGATGGTAGCTGCGTGCGTTCGGGTTCAGCTTACTCAGTGCGGCCTTGAATTCTTGAGCCGAGAGGCCTTCAGAGGCAGCGGTACCGCCTCCAGCCACTTGGCGTTGCCCCGCACCCACGGGGAGAACTCCACTGCCTTTGGCAAACTCCAACACGAGACCGGCTGCTTCCTTCACGGATGCGGCGTCTCCCGAGCTGAACATAATCCCCAGCGCCTTCTGCAGGCCAGCGGGGGCGTGCTGCTTGTACACACCCAGTGCGGTGTCCCACTGCTCCTTCGAGCCAGCGAGATCGTACACAGCTTGGACGGTACGTTGTTTCTCAACCCCGGCCTGCTCGATTACGGCCTCGGCCAGAGCCACGGCGTCCGCTGCGCGGTCACCGAACTTCTCAGCAATGAAGGCGCGGTCGATCAGTTTAGGGTCACCATACTCCAGAGCGGACTTGCATGCGCGCTCGATGTCGGCATCGCTTGCACCGGTGCTGCGAAGGAACGAGGATACAGCCACATCCAGCGCCTTGTTGCCGGTCTCGAACTTGAAGTCCTCGTCGTCAGCGGTTGGCAGTGGCTTCTCGTCGGCATCAGCATCAACACCGAGGTTGCCCTTGTCGGCGGCAGCTGGCTGCGTCTCAACGTCCTTACCACGGATGGCTGCAAGGATTTGAGCAAGAGTACCCTGATCAGGGCCGTTCTCGTTCAGGGCAACATTCGCGTCAGCGTTGGGGCTGATCTTGCTGCCGAACTCGTTTACTTGATCTTGGGTCTGGTTCTCAGACATTACAGGACTCCTTGGATGTCAGCTGCGGCACCGGTCAGGGCAGTGTCCACGGGTGCAGCGTTAGCGGCCTGTTTGGCTTCCAACTCTTCTGCGGTATGGGAATAGTCTTCGATGTTCAGGCCAAAGCCTTCGAACACCTTGGAGATGACGCGCTCAGGGTCGAGCCGCTGGCTCACCTGAGTGAATACTGGGAGGGTGGCACCCAACACCTGTGCAACCTGCAGGAGTTTATTCACATCGGAGCTGCGACCCAAGGCGGCGACGCCGGTGAGTACACTCAAGGTCAGGCCGCCGGCGATTACCTCGGCAACGAAGTCAGGGTTCACCTCGGCACACAGGATGTGGGCCAGTGGGATGTGCAGGTTATCAGCGATCACGCTGTACACACCACCCAGCGACTGGTTGGCTTCCTCGGCCTGCGTACGGATCTCCTCAGCGGTTACCCGCTCGGCATCTCGCACGTTCCCGCCGTACATGAACGCCGGCGCAAGTCGTTGGAAGATTTGCGTCAGGTCCGCGGTCAGGGCCACAATCTTGTTGTAGTCGCCAGCCTCGTACGCTTGCACCTTGGTGGGGTCACCCGCTACCCAAGCGCCCATCTCCTCGGATGCCATCGAATCGATGTCGGCCTGAGAGCCCGGGGCAGCCATATGCAACACGCGGCATGCCTCAATCTCGTACAGGGCCAGGGCCTCGGACAGCTCGCTCAGCTTGGCGAAGTCGCCGGCGTAGTCCTCCACGAGGCCACGGCCGTAGTTCTCACCGGTGATGAGGTTCCACGTTACGGGGATGTACGGGCATACTGCCTCCGGGTACTCCTCGCGCACATCCAGCGCATGCGAGTCCGCCTGCTGGGTCACCACGAATACGTCGGTGACTTTGCGGCGCTCACGCTTGATGCGGGTGTACAGGCACACGCTATCGTACTCCTCGCGCCCGGCATACGCCGTGCTCTGCAGGAGTTCAGGCAGCTGCCCGACTGTGGTGCGCTCCTTCAGGATGATATCCAGCACCTTGCCCGACCCATCCCGCAGGATGGCGTACGAGCGCATGCTGTAGGCGTGCATATTCGTGTTCGCGCTATCGCGGTACAGCAGGCAGTTCCCCGTGCAGATCAGCAGCTTCATGGCATGCACGAGCTGATGGTACGACGAGCGGAGGAAGATGCGGCGGTACGCAGTGTTCTCCAGCGTGGCCAGCCCAGAGGCCAGCTCGTTCTGGTCCACGGCCAGTGCCGAGGCCATCTCGTCAGGGTTCACTGCCGAATCAAGGCGGAAGAACGACTGAGTGGACGGGAACAGCAGCGATGCGATCTTGCTCGCCAAGTGGTTGGCCAGCATGGCGCCAGCGGACTGGAAGTCGCGGCGTACGCTCTGCTGCTTCCCGTCCGTGCGGACATCTGAGTCCGAGTAGATCGTGGGGATGCTCCAGAGCGCATACTGCTCGTTCCGCAGTACGGCGCTGTCGTCACGGTACTTGGTGAACAAGCTCTCGTATGTGACTGGTGCCTTCATGTTACACCCCCAATTGGGACGCGATGGAATTCGTCCGCTTGCGCTTGAAGTCGCCTCCAAGGGAGTCGGCAGCGTTGGCAGTACCGCCGGCAATCACGTTCACCGAGTTGTCTACCGCGTTGGCAGCGGACAGCTGAGCAGCGTTCTGGGCGATGGTGGCCTGTTGCTGGGCAATGGTTTCTTGGGTCTTGGCCTGAGCCTTAGCCGCGTCGATAGCCGCTTGACCAGTGATACCATCGAGCAGGCCGCCGCCACCGCCAAGGGTGAACACATCGGTAAGCTTCTTGGTGTCTGCCAACCCGAAGGTTGCTACCTTGGCCACGCTATCGAAAGCGCTCTTGATTTTTTTACTCATGGAGCCTCCGGTATTTGGTGAGGACTGTTGTGGCATCGAGCCGCTTGCTGATCTGGTACCACTTGGCACCCTCAGCACGCAGGGCGGCGATGTACGCCCTCAGCAGGAAACCGGCTGCCCCGGGATATTCTGGGTGGCAGATGCTGCTGCCGACGATGCTGCCTAGGCCCGGCATGTGCAGGTCCCGGACAAGATCAGTGAACGACAGGGCAGCCGCTAGAGAATCCCCGGAATACGCTGCAAGTGCAGGGAATCCATGGAGATCGGCCAGCATAGCCTCAGTGAAGCTCTCGGGATCAGGGTACAGCGCTCGCGCATGGTTGTACGCGGGGTGCACCCAGACGATATCAGCTACCTGACGGATCAACCCTTCTGGGGCGATGTCATGATACTTTAACTGGTATTGGGACATTCCGTGCCTCCACCCGACTGACCTGCTTGATGCGGTGGATAACCGATCGCTGGCCTTGAGCATGCTGAAGCTCCCCTAGGGATGCCTCGGGTAGGAACTGCAGCTCTGGGAACTGCTGCTCCAACCAATCAATCTGCTCTACTGAAAACGTTACTTTCTTCTGATCAGAAGACATTCGCAATTCACCTCTTAGGTACGTCTCACTTTACAGAGAAGGACCGCATCCTGTGCCGTCATCCCTCTCTGTACACTAAGTGCAGAGTCAAACCCACACTATCGTGTCGCCCTATTAAACTCGCCGTAGGCTTCCGCCGCTGCATGCTGGTACGCGGCATGCGCCTCCTCTGGCGTATGAAATATACCTAAATACTTACCTTTACACATTGCCCTGTAAGGGCGTACTGCGCTGTCCTCTGGCCTGTAGTACACGCCCCGCAGACCCGTAACGCTGCGCCTAGAGACGCCTTTGTTGGCCTGCTGCTGGGCCGCTGTAGCGGCGCGGAGATTCAAGGGGTCGTTGTTTAACGTGTTGCCATCTACGTGGTCTACCGTCTCCGGCCAGTACCCGTAGGTCAGGGCAAACACAACACGGTGTGCGCTTAAATGGTGGCGCACCTTTCCTTGTGATGTGGTTTCTACATAAGCGCCGCCATAGTAAAAACCCCCGCAGCCGTTGTTCCGCAGGGTATGTAATGCGGGTTGGCCCTTCTTACCAGACCCGCGGCGCCTATCCGCTGCCATAACAACCCCGGATGGGCTATCAGAGCTTACTGCGTAAAGTTCACGCAGACGTTGTATATCCATAAGACCTCCTAACACATGAAGAACACAGAATCCCGAACCTTCGAGATGTCTAGTGTGCCCCTTACAGGCTGCTCGATCACCTCTTCGCGGAATTGCTGCACACCCTGCACCAACGCGTCCATCGGGTCCGACTCCTCGTACATCTTCACGAACTCATCGCGCAGCACCCAGTGCATGTCATCCACATCCGATGGGTGCGTGGCAAACGAATCGTGGATAGGCACAAGGCTGCCCTTGTACGCGGCCAGCACACGCACCAAGTGCCCGCTGTCAAGGCTGTGCACGAAGTTCGGGGCGATGCCGTTCACACACTTGGAGCGATTCAGTCGGTTATCGTCAAAGCGCGTCATGCTCACCATGACCCCCAACCCTTGCAGGTCAAACCGCACAACCTCCTCGGCCGCGTAATGCTGGATCACAGGGAATCCCGCTGGTGATACCCAGCGCATGGGCTCATCGCGGGGCATCATGCCGGCAAGCGCACGCAGGAACCGCATAGCAGACGCGGCGGAGGGCACCGCCAGCTCGATACCGTGCCGCAGATGCCGGCCCAAGTACACGGCCAGCTTCGACATGCTGTACTCCGGCAAGGCCTCCAGCCCGCGCTCCTGCATGTCCAGCAGCACGTAATCCCCGCAGGACATCAGGGTGCCGCCGTACACGTACGTCATTACTGGGCGCTTTGCCATGCTGCGGGGCACCCCGTGGGTCAGCCAGTACGCGGCCTGCTCAGGATTGTCCCGGTCAGCCTGCAGTCGGGATATAGCAATTGCTGCAACACCGGCGTAGATGTCTTCCTTCTCGGTCCCGTTATTGAACAGCAGGTTCGTGAACATACCACCCACGGGATCGCGGAGCACTGCCGATAGGTGCTGCATACCGCTGCAAGTAGCATCCATGGCGACGGGCACGCCTGTCTCGAACGACTCGGGGTCGCCGGATTCGATGGCGCGCAGCATCTCCCGTGCGGCCACGAAGAAGCACCACGGGCTGTCGGCCTCACGGAAGAAGTCGGAGTCGATGTGTCGGGCCACAGCGTCCTTGATCTGCGCCATGTGCTCGTCCACCCACACCGCCCGGCAGTCTGGCAGCTTCTTGTCGAAGCCGTAGCAGGTGGCCACATGCACCTTCAGCCAGTACAGCCCACGTTTACCCAGCGGCTTCTTGTTCGCAAACTGGATCACAGCCTTCACAAAGTCTGTGCCTTGCGGGTTGATCCGGCTGCGGAAGTACAGACGGCCGCGCCAGTCGAAGTATGTTGGGAAATACAGGGTATCTCCTGCGTACTCCTTCAAATACTTCAGGGTCTGCAAGAACGACACAACGTGCGACTTCCGGGCCAGCTCGTCGGCGTAGGCCTGCCGAGCCAGCACCTTCCACGCAGCGTGCTCCTCCTGTAGAGCAGGGTCCTCGCGGTCCCAGTTCTCCTTGAGCGGATACGCCGGCGGCTGGATGGGATCACGTGACGGTATGCCCGCGATGCCGTTGTAAACACCTTGGGAGAACAGGTCGCGCAGGATCGAGGCCGTCTCCACATCGATGCAGTACGGCTGAGATGCGGCCACGTTCGCGGCAGTTAGGACCGTATCACTTACATTGTCCTTGATCCACTGTCGATGGTCTGCACGCCGGGAGCGTACTCGAATACTTGCCGAGTTGATTGACATACCCTCTGTGAGGTATGACGCCCCAGAGAACAGTGTGTCGCGGGTATGCGGCTTCGGCGGCACAAGCATTGGCGGAAACAGCATGAATGCCCGCACCGCACCGCCCATGCGATCTACGTGCGCAGCAATGGCATCGCTGGCTTTGAGGGCCACCCAGCTCTGGCCACGGCTTTTGGGGATGTGGTACATGTCCAGCACCCCGCCATTAACCAGCGCCTCCAGCACCAGCTTAGCGGCACCCTCTCGCTCCCCGGTGCTCCATGTGACGTTCTCAGAGCCCACAGAGACGTTATCGGCGGTAGCCTGTAGGGTACGTCGTCTGTGGTTAGAACTGCGCGTACGGGCCTCCTGCAGGCTGTCCAAGACCCTTCCTAGGTATGCTGGGGCAGCTGCCTTCAGCTTGACCGCCATATGCTCGATCTCTAGGTGTGCGCCTACTTCGCTAAGGAGGTCCTGCACAAGGGGCTCGCCGTTACGGGCACGCTGGCCGGTGACTAAGCCGAGGCCGGCGCGCAGGCCGATGACCGCTGCAATGTCCAGCCCGATATCACGTAGCAGGCTGCGATAGCGGCCGCCCACGCCGCGTGTACCGGCATTACAGATGCTATCCAGTTCGGAGCGAACACCGGCTAGCGCACGTATCACCATGCGCTTACCCACACCAGTGTCCGCGATACGGCCCTCGGCAATGTCCGTCTCCCACTTCTTGATTGCCAGCGCAATGCCTTGGGCGGTGTACTCTTGCTCGATGTTGATTTGCCGTTGAATCAGGTCCATGCCTACCTCAGAGGACGATGTTCTTCATGGATGCGATAGTCCAGCGTACGGACTCGCGGAGCTTGGCAGGTACTTCTTGCAACAGGGCGCGGGCGGCATCGAAATTCCCATCATCAATCAGGGCGCAGATGGGGCCTACGTAGTCCACGTTATCAAGGTCGAACATCACAGCAAACTCTCCTCCCAGATGCGGAAGTCATCCAGCAGGTCACCCAGCTGGATGGCATCAATCTGGCCAAGTGCAAAGGCTTCTTCGGCGGTATCAACCGCCCCATATACTTCTTCTTGGTTTCCTGTGTCGATCGCTGCGTGCAGGCTGTCGCTTAGGCCTTTGTGTACTGCTGCTTGGAGTTGTGGAAGCATTATGCGCTCTCCAGCATCGCCGTGAAGTCTTCATTGCGGCGGTCTTGGGTTTCAATGCGTGCCATAATAGCATCGCGTATATCCTGTGGAATACGTTGATCCAACCATAATCCCTGTAGGAAATTGCAATCCGACTCCAAGGCGGCCAGCATATCTTCAACAAATGCGTAGGTGTCTTCCATTATCGTTTAAACCTCTTGTCGTACCAATCGTAAACGAAGTGTGCCGACACAATGCCGGTGCTGCCGCCGAGGCCGCTGAAGAACAGGAACCACTCGATGGGCAGGGCGTTGTGGGCGATGGCGTACGTGCTGCCCGTTTGGGCGAACGTGATGAACCAGCTGGTGAAGAAGCTCAGGCGCCAGTTGTTGTCGCGCATGAGCTTGGACTGCAGCCCCAGCAGCATTACGGTGGCGTACGCTGCGGTGAACACCGCTAGGGCGGCGATCACTTGTCTGCGTCCTTAGCCAGTTGAGACAGGAACAGCGCATTGCAGCAGATGTGGTCCCAGTGTGATAGGCCGCTTTCGGGGTCTACCAGCTCACCCGATTCCAGCGCATTCAGGTGGCGATACAGCGCATCGCGGTAACGCTCGCGGTTGTCGGGCACCGTCTTCCAGCTGTGGGCCGCGTATTTCTTGGCCCCAAAGGTGAGCACCTCAGCCACCCCAGTCAGGGCGCCGGGCATACCTCCCATCAGCAGGGACCAGCGGGGCTTGCCCGCGTCGAACTTCATACCGCCGGCGTTGCCGGGCGTTGCTTGAGCAGGTACAGTCACAGGTGCCTCCTTGGTGGCGGCTCGATAACGTTGGATGGCCTTGTTGGCAAAGTTCACGGTGCCACACTCGCACCGCACATCCCCAAAGGGCTCTTGCGAGTAGAAGAAGCCTCCGCAACCCACACACTTCGCATTAACATCATGACTCATTGCTGTGGCCCTACCCAGCGGCCGTCGCTGTCGAGCAGCATCGGCACGTTAACAGGAACGCCCTCGATAATCAGGAGGGCACCGAGGATTGGCTTGCGCGGGTACGTCTTGCCGTACGCGAAGGCCATGCTGTCCTTGTCGATCAGGCAGCCGGTGTATGCACCATAGAACAGGCGCATGCTGGTGGCACCCCAGCGGGAGCCGAACTTACCGTGCTCGTGGCCCACAACGAGGTTGCAGCCCTCAGCGGCGGCGGCGTCCATAACATCACCGGTGGTCTGGTGACGGAACAGGACTGGACCCAGCGGGGTCTCGATCTTCCAGTTGAAGGCCCAGTGCCAGCCACAGGCGCTGTGCCCGGGGAACAGGATCTCGCGGTACGACTTGATCATCTGGATTGGGATGCCGCTGTACTTCGCGCGGCGGTACACCAGCGAGCCGTGGTTCGAGTGGCACACCAGCATCTGCGGGAACAGGTCGTACAGACGGGCCAGGCCCTCCTTGGCCTTCTCCAGCTCCACGCCGGCACTGTCGAGGTTCGGGTCTGACTCATGGAAGCTCAGGGCATGGCCGTCTGTCTCGTCCCCGATCTGCACAGCGAGGTCCGGATTGTACTCGGCCTTCAGGTGTTCGAGGAAGTCGTAGGCATCAGGATGGACGTACGGCTCATGCAGGTCTCCGATCACGAGGATGCGGTGGGCCACCTTCGGCACGAACGAGATGTCGCCTACGTCGTCGCCCGGCTCAGCTTTGCGCAGTGCTCGGCCGGCGGCCAGCAGTCGGTCAGCCTTGGCCTTGGTGCCCTCGTCGATGAAGATGCGGCGCCAGTACGCCACGTTCTGGCGGGTCACCGGCTGGCCCATGGCGATGCTGTATACCTGCGCTGCCTCTACGTTGCAGGCATGGCGGGTCAGCACTTCGATATGCTGGTCTTTCGTCAGAAGTTTCAGGAGGCGCATTGTCAGTCCTTCTTGATTACGGATTTGCGCACGACTTGGCGTGCCTGTCTGGTGGCGCGGGCGCGGCGGGCCTTGGCGTTAGCCTCAAGGCGCTTCTCCTCGTCCGTCTTGTGTGTGGGGTAGATGTAAGGCTGTGGGGTCTTCTGCAGGTACGCCAGCAGGTTCGTCAGCCACGGCAGGATCGCCGTGTACGACATGCTCTTGGCACCCCAGCGTCCAGCGGCGTTGGCCACCTTGCCCTCGGCTGCGTTGCAGGAGCGGTGCAGGGCACCGCGGACAAGGCCTGTCTCGTGGTCGTGGTCAATGACCATCTCACCCTTGATGCTCAGGTCGATCGGCTTGCCACACAGGGCGCACACGCCACCTTGCTCTTGCAGCATCCGCATGCCCAGGGGCCGCAGTTGGGATCTAGTCAGCTTTCGTGGGGTCACGTAGGGCATCCTCCTGTTCCGCCATTCGTTGCGCCTGACGTAGGCGCGATGCCTGCTTACGATGCGGCCGCGGGTCAGTCCGCACCCGTCGCCCGTTGCTCATAGTGTGCCCGCTGTAACCGCTCATTGCAGCGTCTCCGGTACTGGTGGGAAGCGGTGCGGCTTCTCTTGTCGTAGGAATAGCTGCCAAATTTCTGTAGTCAGCTCGGGCACGTAGTCGTCCTTGAGCACGCCATCCAGCGGGTACTTTGTATCGCAGGTGATGCAGCCGCCGGCAGGACCGGTGATGGCGCAACCGCCACCGCCGTCATCGTTGGTATGGTACACCACAGTGCAGGGCGCAATGCCTTCTTTACTGGCGCGGGTAATGAGTAGGTCAGCGAACGCTGCCAAGTACTGAATAACGGTCATGCTAGTCTCCCATGGCCATGCGGGTAGTCAGGACGGTGGCCGCGCCGATAAGCGCAGAGAATACATCCTCATCGTTATCAGTAAACGTCGTCAGGATGTTCACACGCCCGCTGATAAACGCCACTGCGGCTGCATCAATCTCTCCCGCTTTAGCGCGGGCCAACAAGTCTTCGAACATTTCTACCACCTGTTCATTCACAGGTGGCGGGCCGCTCGGTGGCAGTAGGGTTACGGTGCCCATGTCACTCTCCGTAGCTGATCAGCTCGTTGATTTCTTCGTACACTTCGCGGCTGTGGTATGGGCTCTCCTTCTTCAGGCGGGCCATGATGTTCTCCAGCTCGCGGTGGTTGCCGGCGAAGTACGCGTCCAGCGCGGCGGCCCGGAGGTCACCGATCAGACTAGTCTTCCCACGGGAGACGGATGCCGCTGGGGTTCCCTGATGCTTCAGTTCCCGAGCCTTCGCTTGATTGATCTTCGCCACGTTCGAATTCCTTCTGTTCGTCAATAGCGGCCAAGTATTGGCCGTGGTAGTCGTGCAGCATGCCCATCCACTCGCGCAGTTGGGGCTTAAGGTCCAGCTCACTCAGGTACTTGAATGCGCAGTCGTCCAGCGACCGGCGCAGCCACAAGCACTGGGCCTCGGCCAAGAAGTCCTGCCCTGCGTCGGCATACGCCTGCAGCACAAGGTTGGCCGCCTCATCCTCGTTGTCGATCTCGTGCATGATCTCCCATGCACCCTGCTTCCCGCACTTCTTTCCGTACCAGCGCAGGATACCCTGCACGTTGTCAGCTGGGTCACCCATCAGCATCTGGCACCAGAAGAACTTCGTGCCGTGGCCGACGATCTTCCAGTCCTTGTCCCACTCCTTGCGCTTGATCCAGCCGAACCGGTCTTTGATGATGTCCACCCGGCCCTCGTCGATGATCCAGTACGGATGTGGGGTCAGGCACAGGTCCTTGTCGCCGGAGCAGACCAGTCCGTTTGCCCCGAGGGCGAAGCTGTGCATCATCATGCCGTCGTCGGCCTCGCGGTCACGCCATGCGAACGTAGACCAGTGCTCAGGCCAAGGGTGGCTCGGGATGGCCATGCGCAGCGGCTCCAGCAGCGGCGGCTTAGCCTTGCCTTCACGGTTGCCTTGGTAAGGCTTGGCCGTGGGGTAGTCGTATCGCCGGCACTTCGTGCAGCCACGCGGGGTCAGGTGCACCTGCACATCCATGGAGCTGGTCAGGAACACCTCGGTTTCCACCAGCGTCTGGAAGCGGGTCAGGGCGGTGGGCAACTTCTTCACCGTGGCCGAGGCCTCATACGCGGGGAAGTCAGCATCCAGAATGAGCGTCCGTCCGGAGACGGAACGCTCGAACTGGGATGGCAGACCTTCCAGCAGGCTGGTCAGGTCGCTCATAGCTTACTCCGCGTCGGGTACAGGCAGTTTCGGCATGGCTGGCATCTTCGGCACTACAGGCTTCTTCGGAGCAGCGGCCTTGGGCGCAGTCTTGACTGGCTCCGGCTCTGGCTCGTCGGCCGGCTCATCCGGGGCCAAGTCAGGCAGCACAACGCCGCTGATCAGCTGCTCCAGATCGGAGCCCGGGAAGTTCAGGGCCGACATGATCTTCTCCTGCACCTTGTTCTTGGACTTGCCGTCGTCCCAAGTGCCATCTACGAACAGGGAGTCCCAAGTCTCCTTGGTCGGCTTGTTGAAGAAGAAATACTTCAGGTCGGCCGGGTCCAGATCAGGAATCGGGTAGTTCTTCTTGCTCACCGGGTCGATCGGCGGCAGGATGCCACCCAAGTCGATGCGGTTCGACTGCTTCTTGGTAGAGGCGTTGGTCACCACAGTGATTGGTACCAAGAACGGACGGCCGAGGGCTTGGGCCACGTGGCGCAGGTCACCCTTCCAGTTCAGCTTGTCGAACAGCTTCTTGGCGCCGGACTTCACGTTGTTGCTCAGGGCCAGATCGAAGGTGCTGATGAAGCGGCCTTCGTAGCAGTCGTCCTCGCCGCCGTACAGCTTGAAGCCGACCTTGAACTCGTCGGCCGGCGCCTTGGCCTTGCCTTGGAATTCCTGCGGCTGCTGGCCCAGCTCGATGTAGGTGCACATCCGCGCCATGGCATAGCCTTCTGGCATCAGGCCACCGCCGCCAGTGCCTTCCTCGGTCATGTCAACTGACTGGAGTTCGATGGCTTCGTCGATCAGGCTGTTCAGGATATCAAGAGACATTCATGTTTCCTCGTTTCGGGATTGGGATATTACGCTGCAAGTACAGACCACGCCTCACTCGACGTGGTATTTCTCCATCATGTTCGCGCCCATCTCAGCAGCCGCCGGGAAGGGTACATCGGCCATGTCGAACGCCGGCCACATCTCGGTGAGATAGCGTGGTGCGTCCTCCATGATTCTCTTGGTGCCAAGCGCTGCCACCCGGCCTACCTCCTCGTTTGCTGCGTCGAGATACGCTGCGTCGTGCACGTTGTTGATCAAGCATACCTGATTGTCAAACCAGTCCACGGAGATCAGCCAGCGGCAGATGCGGCCCATGCTGGACGACATCATGAACCCGGCCTCGCCTTGGAACGGGTAGTTCGCCATCTGGGTTGGCTTGTACGCCATCACCTCCTGCCGCAGCTCCTTGTCCCAAGTGCGCTGCTGGCGGAAGCTGTACCGAGTGGTGCTCGGCCCGGTGAAGTACCCGCGACGGTACACGCCCCACTGGCCGTTGTCGTACATCTCGCGGTGGATGCTGCCCGGCAGGCTGCCGGTGCGGTTCACCTCGTCGATGATCACCTGACGGTACCCACGGCTGATCGGGAACAGCTTCGCCTCGTTCTCTTGGAACTGCTCAGCGAACTCCAGAGAGCAGCCAGTGTTGAACGCCAGCCCCGCTGCTGATGCGCCGTACTGGTCAGCAAAGCTCAGCGGCTTGATGTTCGAGCGCAGGGCCTTGTACTTCCCGTGCTCAGGGTGACTCTCATCCTTGACCTTGGCCAGCACCTCCTCGTATGGCTCGCCCAGCTGGAACGCCAAACGGTAGCAGTGCATGTCGGTACCAGCCTGCAGGAGCTTCAGCAGGTCCATGTCCTTGGTCATGGCGCACAGCATCACGACTTCCAGCGCACTGTAGTCCACCTCGATGATCCTGCCCTGCGGGCCGAACCGGCTGGTGAACATTTCCTTCACGCGGGACTTCGCCTCCCCGTCTGCGTCCTCGTCTGCTCGTGGCAGGTTCTGCAGGTTCGGGCGGGAGCTGCTGAGCCGGGTGGTCACGGTCGCCTCGGTGTTCAGGCTGTGGTGGACGATGTTGTCCTCCTTCTGAACGTACTGGAGCATGCCCTTGACTTCCTTGACATTCCCATCAGCATCGTACTCCGTGCGCAGATAGTACGTACCGGTATCCTTCTCCAGTTTGGCCAGATCAACCATGATCTTGACCTCAGGCACGTAGTTCTTCAAGCCCTTCAGCGCTTCCTCAGCGGTGCTGTATACCGGGGTCACGCCATCGCACAGGGTCTGGGCACCGCGGAACTCGGCGCGCTTGCCAAGGTACTTGCTGCTGATCACATCGGGCAGGGACTTCAGGTCTACGAGCCCGGGCATAAGGTACGAACCCTCGTGCCACTTCAGCTTCTCCTCGTCGGTGTCCTCGCGGAACACCTTGACCTGACCCTTGTTCTTGCCCGACTTGTACCGCTCCCAGTCCGCGCCGGCGTCCAGCGTGACCGTATCCATCTCCTCCAACAGGAAGGTTGCACCGTCCGTAGTCTTCACGTAGTCGGCCTTGACGTACTGGGGCGGGTCGTACGGCCCCTTGAAGCGACCCTTCACCGGGCCCCCATAGATCAGGGCCGACACATCGTACCGGCTCGTCCAACTGAACTCGATCCAGTCGGGCATGTCCTTGGGCAGCAGCTCGTTCAGCTTCGCCCGCATCTCTGCGATCTCCGCCTCCTGTGCTGCGCGGTTGCGCTCAGCTACCTCTGGATCAACGTGCAGGCCGAACCACTCACAGTAACCGAATGCCAGCTTAGAGTCGCAGCGCTCCCAGTACATGTCGGTCATGCCCATCTCTGCCAGCTTCTCCTGCTGGCCGTAGAACGTGAGCGCAGTGTTGTCGATATCGCCGGACGGGCCGGCGAGGTATTCGATCAGCAAGTCCTTGTCGATCTGGCTGGTGAGGTAGCCCTGCTCCCACAGAATCTTTACCCCGTCTACCTTGTGCGTACCGCCGTACTTCACGGCAGTCTCGTCCAAGGATGGGTACAGTTCCTGCTGAGCCGTGATTAGGTACTCAGCCATTTGGGTACATGCTAGCCTACCGCCGGCCTTCAGGAACGCCTCGAAGCGCTCCCGGTACTTGCTCAGGAACCACTTCTGCTCGAACATGCTGTTGTGTGCCACCATGATGGCGCACCCCTCCAGCTCGTCGAACCAGTCGGCCCCGGCGTCTGCCTCCTCAGCGGATGCGAAGTACCTCCACTTCGTCTCACCTACCTCGACAGAGCCATCGTCATGCACGGTGTCCACTCGCCACCCAGGGGCTACAATGTAGTTCTCAGGGTTGAATGGTGATGCTATCTGACCGTACCAAGGCTTGTTCTCAGTCTCTAAGTCAGTGATGAATATCTTGTACATCGAATCCTCTCCCATTCTGGGCACAGAGTGTCATTCTATTACGGGAGGTAGCCTCCTGGCTTGGTCCACCACACTGTCAGGCATGGCAGAATGTTGATGCACCAACGCTTGTGATGCTCGCCGTAGTGGGCGCCGACCCACAAGGCTTTAGGATTGAACAACAGCCCAAAACAATGGAACTGGGCGCGTCGTTGGTTCGCCGTACTGTCCGTAAACTCATACGGCGGAATCGGATTGTATGATTGGATGCGTACAATCGCGCCGCGATACCAGAAGAAGCCTGCAATACGCCTCATGATTTCCACCCCGGGTAGGTAAGGTTCAGCACTTGTCGAATGACATTACGATCGACGTTGTAGTCGCGGGCGATTTGGGTTATACCATCAGGTGCAGTCAGCCCAACACGCCGTGGGCTGAATCTGCGTAGGATAGCTCGGCACTGCTCTTCTGTAAGCTTCCAACGGGATGGCTGTGTCTTGGCGTTGCGTCCTCGCTCAACACGGTCTCTGGCATTATCTAACATGGTGCCGCCAATTAAATGGTCTGGGTTAATGCACCGCGTATTGTCACAAGTGTGCCGTACTGTGACGCCCTTGATTTGCTCAAGAGTCAGTCCCATCTTGGCGGCATACACCTTTCGATGCAAACGGGTGCCGTGAGTTTGCGCGTAACCTTGCTTATCACCACCGCGCCCATGGTCTATGCATGCATTTAACATTTCCATCCGGGGCAATAATCCAGATCCCGGAAGGTCTTGAACTTCGGGTGTCGCAGGCTGCCCTTGGCGGTCATCTCCATGTAGCTTACCTCTACGTACCGCCCAACGAATGGGTGCGGCGATACGTATTCTGGTGGGGATTGACAGTGCGCCCAGTTCTCAACTTGAACGGTGTATTCAGCCATGGCTGCTTGGGTAAGGCCATCCACATCGCATAGGTTCCCGTTCTCCAGTTCAACGGTGAAGCCGATGATCTTGCCGGCATTGCCCAGCCCGGGCGTACCCCAGAGCACACCGGTGATGCGGCCGTCACAGGTGTCGCTCGGCTTGAGCTTCCATGCGCCGCTGACCTTGCCATTGCGCGGTGCAAGGCTCGGGTCCTTGACCACCAGACCCTCCTCGCCCAGCTCACGTTGGGCATCGAACAGCAGGTACAGTTCCTCCATGCTGCTCACCGGTTCCATGTGCACGATCTGCGCCTGCGGCTCCGGCGTGCTGCCGAATGCCTGCACCAGCGTGTCGATACGCTCGTCCAGTGTTGCAGTCCCGGCCTCGTACCCCAACAGTTCCGTAACGGGCAGCGCGTCCCATACCCAGAACTCTACGGAGTCCTCCAGCGGGATGGCCTTGTGGCGCCGTAGGATGCCGCTGGCTTCTTCGAACGGGATACCCGGTACTACCGCCTCACCATCCAGCGCAAACTGCTTGGGCAGGGCTTGCAGGAGCCCACGGAGGCGTTCCTTGTGCAGGTCAAGGGACAGTATCTCGATGCCCTCACGGGTCAGCACACGCACCCGATCGTTAGCATCGATCATGGCATGGAATCGGATGCCATCCTTCTTGGTCTGGGCGTACACATACCCGACGTTATCAATGACGCGCTGCACTGCTGCCTCGTTCCAGTTCACCGGTCGGTGGCAGTCCACTGGCAGCACGCGCTCTCTCTTGGCGCCCATCAGTCTCTCCTCATCCAGATAACATCTGGGCCTACGCCGTTCAAGTTCGGCTCACGGAGCACCTCACGGAATCCGTGGCGGGTGTACAAGGCCACGAGGTTCGGGATGTCGAAGGTGTCCAGACGGTTCGCACCGTACTGCCCCACGGCGGCGCGCATCAACCAGTCGCCATTGCCCTTGTCGATACTGTGCAGGCCTTGCAACTCTCCATCCAGAACGAGGAACCCACCACGCTTGTCGTTGCCCTCGGCAGCCACCACTGCCGCCACGGACAGCGCCCTGTCAATGTTCTTGCACAGGGTCACGGTGTCGTGGGTGGCGCTGCGGATTTGTTCGCGGCGGTCGATGTTGTTGCGTAGGGCGCTGATGAATGCGCCGGGATGAACATCCAGCAGGACTTGTGCCATGATCAGGCTCCGATTTGAATTTTGAACTCGTCCACCATGACGCGGGCGCGGTTGAACGCGTCCACCACTCGCTGGCGCAGGGCCACATCGCTGGCATCAATGCGGCCCGTGCCGTCACGCAGCAATGCTGCAGCGAACTGGGCCAGCAGAGCGTTCTCATCGATCACTGGCTTTGCAGCCGCTGCAGTGGCCTTGGTGGTCGGCTTCTTGGCTGCGGGTTTCTTCTGAGCGGTCGTGGTCATGCTATTCTCCATCTAGGAATTGGCAAGTCGGTGCATCGAAGAACACCTGACTCTGTACGTTGCTTGGTTTGCCCGGCATCTGGCGCTTGTTCTTGGGCGTGCTGAATCCCCGCACGTTGTCCAAGTCCACACTGTTGAATGCGCCCATCATCAGGATCACATCGCACGCGCCCTGCACGCCGGTCTTGCTATCCTTGAGTGCGCTGTACGGCGGGAACAGCATGTTGTCGCCGTCGGCACTGATCTGGATGGTTGGCATGGCCACGAAGTCGTGGCGCACAGCCATCTCCCGCACCTCCTGCCACATCTGCTCCAGTGCGTCGGTCTTGTTCCCGCCGCCCGTGCTAGGCATGCGGAAGTTCCCGAGCATGTCGAATACCACAGCGCACGGGTTCATCTCTTCGATGATCTGCTCAAGCTGTCCGAGCGTGCTGCCGTGGCAATCCTTCACGCGAATCTCCTGCCCATCCACCGCCTTCTGGTACGCATCGCGCAGCGTGCCGGCGTTCGACATCTGCAGCATCTGCTCGAACGTGATGTTCAGCGCCGCTTGGTAGATTCGCGGGATGATCCGCTTGCCCGAGCCCTCGTTGTTCAGCCACAACAGCGGGCGTCCGTCCAGACCGAGCCCCTTCAGCTGCTTAGCGAAACCAGTCAGAGAGGCCGCTAGGAAGCTCGTCTTGCCCTTGTCCGGGCGCCCCGCAATAGCCACACTGTCCCCGCCCTGAAGGCCTGCAATGGTCTCCTTCAGGGCTGTGGTAGGCAACTTCAGCCCGCGGTCCTGCCCGAAGTCTGCGAGGATATCCTCGATCGGGGTGTCAATGTACGAACTCGGGGCTGCCGCACTGAGCCGGCGCATGTTCTCGCTGGCCATGCGATTCAGCTCGTACGTGATGTCCACCTCGCCACCGTTCTCGTACTGGTTCAGCAGGGCGGCGGCACGGCCGGCGAAGTCGCGCTCGTACAGCTGACTGGTGATGCCGTCGATTACCTCGGGATCGACTGGCTCGTCGAGTTTGTTCATGAGCGCTCGCATCACGGCCAGCTGCTCTGGCGTGGCGGTGCTGCCCACCTTCAAGGTGAACAGCGAGCGCAGTACGTCGGTATCCACGTAGTCCTTGTCGGGGAATGCGTTGAAGTACGCAGCGTACCACGCTAGCATGCTCACGGTTTCTTGGCCCAGCAGAGAGTCGGGCACAGCTCCGCGTAACTGCCGAAACTTATTCCGCTCTCGTAGGGCGGCGAGTATATTCAAATCCACTTACTCAGTGCCTCCGCTATAGATGCTAGGTCGTTGTTCTTCGGGTCGCCCTGCTCTGGGCGTAGGTCCAACACGGGCTGCTGCCACACAGCCAGACGTTGACGCATGGCCCTGTACCCACGCAGCCCGGCGGCATCGCCGTCGTACATACACAGCACAGCAGGCCGGCCCAGTGTGTACGGTAGGAACCGGTCGGTGATGCTAGTCCCGAGGGTCGCGCATACGTCCAGCGAGCTTCTGGGCGCATAGGTGTCGATGGCCTTGGCCACTTTGTACGCAGAGAGCGCGTCCTCGGTCAGGATCAGCGACCCAAGCGGCGCAGAGTCCGCAGGTTCCGTTGCCTCGGCACTGGTACGAGTCGCCCACATCATCGGCTTGCCCCGCCACGCCCCATACGGTAACCACTTCGGCATCCGCCTGCCGTCCAGCGCCCTCCCGAGCGCCACGTCGTCTGATAGCAGCATCAGACGATCCACTGATCTTTCGTACCATAAAACCTCCTCGGGGATTACGCCCGGCGGGCAACCCTTGCGGCACAGTAATTCCCAAATCCGCTGCTGTTCCCAGCGGCTCGCATCTGCCAAGCGAATTACCGTTGCAGGTACAGGCGCTACGCGGTCGGGCTCGACCATGACGCGCCGCACCCGCTGATGTTCCTTCGGCACTCGCCCGCCCTCGTGGCAGCGATGGCAGTAGCAGGACCAGCTATCTTCGTTGTTCCACACATCCATGGCGGCGGTGGCCTCGAAGCCGTGCTTGATCCTGCGCTTGCCACCAATCGGGAGGGCTTGGGCTGCGGTCAGCCACTCCGCCCGGGGGATCATAAGCCGCCCGTGATAGCCGCAACGATGAGGGCACCCAACGTCAGGCCGCACATTACGGATGCGGCCAGTGATACCTTGTTGTTCATCCCAATACTCCCAGTGCGTTGATGGCGTCATAACCGAGGCTGCTTGCCCCGGCGATGAACAGCCACAGTGGTAGGCGAACCTGCAGTTCGAGCAACTCGACGAGTTTGTTAGCCATTGCTGCGCAGCTCCTCGCGGATGCCCTTCAGGACCGCTGCGCGCTCGTCTCGCACGCATGCCGAGGCATGGCAATGGTAACCCACAGCCTCGTACGATGCCGCTGTCTGAGCGGCCTTGTCGCGCTCGATGTACACCTTGGCGAGATCGGTCTGCAGGTCCTCCTGGATGCTCCGCAGTTGGGACGCCAGCGCACGATGCGCCTGCTCACGACGGGACTCGGCCAGTCGGCGGGCCTTAGCCTCGCCGGTGACGAGCTTGCGGCCGGCTTTGTTGGCCAAGGATTCGGCATGCAGGGTGTTCAGTCGGGCGGCACCGCTGAGCAGGCGAGAGGTGAGCGCGGCCTTGTGGTGGTCGATGAACAGCAGGCCTGATGCGATACGGGTCAGGATGGTCATAGCATGTCCTCTATCTTTTGAAGGAAGTTGTCCAGCTCGTCGAAGTCGTCGATGCCGTTGTTCCAAGCGTGATCTCGGAACTCTTTGAGCAGGTTGCGGATGGCCACTGCGCCTCGCACAGGCTGATGCAGTGGGTCGTCGGGAATATCGTTGTGCCAGTCACGGCCCAGTGTCTTGTTCCATGTGGGCCACCATGGGGTGTCAGGTTCGGGTACCCGGGCTATGGGTAAGGCCGTCCAATCCACCCCGATTACAGCGTCACGCAGGTTCAGCAGATGCCGCAGGTCCTGCACCTCGTTCACCGTGTGCTCGTGGTCGTACCCCACCGCGATGTTCGTGCATTCTGGCACGAGCTCCGCGAACTCTTTCGAGTCGGTGTACATCCCGCCGTCGCATGGCAGGTACTGGAACACGCCGGGCTTCTGCTTGTTCAGCGCATCGGCCAGCGCCAGCGCAAACGTCGTACTGGCTGTGCAGTACCCAGCTTGGTGCGTGATGATGTCCTTCGTGCCCGGCGGTCGAACGACACGACCATCAGGGCGCTGAAGTCTGGGTGGTCTTGCACGAACGCCGATGATCCGACGCCGCCGCATTCCTCACCCACGAAGAACAGGTACCGCCCGGGCTTGCCCGCCTTGATCATCTCCGTGAGCAGGTACACCCCGCTGGCATCGTCAGCACCGAGCACGCTGGGCTTGTTGTCCAGCCCGTCTGCCATGATCTCCTCGGTGTCCTCGAACAGCCACAGCAGCTGCTTGCCATCGGCACGGTGCACTGTGTCAAGGTGCGCCGTGAACACGAGGTCCGGGCGATTCCCCACCAGTACCTGCACGTTCCCATGCTGATCTACGGTCGGGACGTACCCAGCTTCGAACACCGTGTCAAGAACGAGCAGCCTCGCGGCGCGTTCGCCCTCACCGCCGTATGGCCGGCGGGTGGTCAGCAGGGCCTTCAGTACCTCGGGAACCTCGATTGAATTGCTCACAGAAGCTCTCCACGTTCGATGCGGCAGTCAGTACAGGTGCAGCCCATTTGTGCATAGATGGACATTGCGGCTGGCAGCTGCTGCGCAATATCGGCTGCAAGTACAGGCGCCGGGGCTGCGGCCTGCGCGATTGGCAGTTCATCCCAGCTGAAGCGCTGTACAGGTGGCGGCGGAGTGTACGGGGTGTTATCCTGCACAGTAGCCCAGCGGCCGCGACCGGTGTAGTTCACAGCGTCCGGGTCGTCTTCTGGGCTCTTGATGACGTTCAGGTACTGGGAGGTGCGTTGCTCGCCAACCCGGTTGCACACGTACACCATTTCGCCATCGAGCATGATCTCGACGCGTTCGTCTTCGTGGCACCATTCAGCAATGACTGGGCAGCGCCAGTCGTCCTCCAAGCCGTCGCTTACCCAGTTGTTGTGCTCGCACTGGTACGTGCTGTCGCAGCGGTCGTTATGATCACCGATGTCCACGCAGTACACAGAGTCGAGGTCGTAGTACCCGCCAGTTTCGCACAGGGCATCGCCGGCATCGTCTACGAAGTACACACGCCGTTCAGACCGGGACACACGGGCGCCTTGGTAATCACCGTCCACGTACGGCGCAACTATGCGGCTTTCCATGGTTGGATGCCGCAGCATAGCTAGCCACGAGCCCTTCAAGGCCGACGATGTACGCCTCATGCCTGCCCGGGTCAGTGCACGATCACCGGTCACGGCACCGTACCAGCGCACGTACTTCTTGGTGTTCACGTTCAGGATGCCACGGCCGGCCACGTTACCGTTCTTGCGCTCGACCACGAGCACCAGCCCGTTGTCACCGCTACCATGGTACGCAGAGCTGTACGCATCGGTTGGGTGGTGGTAGTCCCACAGGTTGAACTCATCACGGGAGCAGGCCATGCAGCTGCTCACGCCGTCGCTCGCACCTGCCTCGTACAAATCACCGAACAAGCAGTCATTCGGGTACAGTTCGAAGTCGCCAGTGGAATTCATCGCCTTGATGCGCTCCACTTCCTGCTTGACGGTCTCATCATCAGCACCACGCGCACTCAACCACGAGCCCAGCGGGCAGCGGGTGAAACGGCCGCGGCAAGCGTCATCGGCGCTAGCGAATCCAGCAGCCCATGGACCATCGGTGTCGAAGTACACCATCATGACGGGGCGGCAATGGAGCAGCTCTACGCGCCACGAATTACCGGTCCAATCCACAGCGAACTGGTCCTTCAGTACCTGATTCAAGGTCTCTCGGGTGGCCTTGTCCGCTGCGCCGTCATTGCCGAGGCGGTAGTGCACGAACAGGTTCAGCCTGAACTCCTCGATGTTCTCTTGGAACGGCCAATACTGCACTGGCCGTGGCAACAGGCCTTTACGCTCCAGCCACACATGCACGTGCCCACCGTGGTAGTCCTTGAAGAACGCCAAGCCCAAGGTGGCCTTGAACTCGTCGTCCATCTTCAGCTTCGACGCATGCACAGCCGCATTGAAGGCCTTAACGATACCTTCCCACATGTAAGTCAGGTCACGCGAGCTGGTGCTGCGTGATTCGCGGGCAGCCATCTTGAACATGCCTGCGGTCAGCCCATTGATGAGCCGGGCCTGAGTGGTTATGGTCGGGCTGTAGTTGGTCTGGGCGTACTCGCCGTCGTAGAACATACCAAATAACTCGGCACCGGACTTGCGCAGGTCGCGGATGCGGTCCTTGCTCAGCGGCTCAGGGGCCGCGTCACTCAGAACGCCAACGCTCTCGATAATCTTGGCCAGCTTGTCGCGGGTTTCGGTGGCCTCTTGGGAGGCGCCGGCATCCGCTGGCATGATTGCGAAATTCAGGCTCATTTGTCGTGTCCTTTAATGGGCTGCAGGTTTAGGGCTCGCGCCATAGCTTGTGCGAGCAGATTGCACTTATGGTTCCTTGTGATACACCGAACCTGCGGGCGAGGTCGACTTGCTTAGCGCCGTCGTCACGCAAAGTTCGAATCCGTCTAACGTCATCCCACGTTAGGGTTGTATTTGGGTTATCCTCGCCTCTGCGAACAGAGGTACGCCCGCGCTCTGCCATGTCTTTCATGTTGTCGGACTGGCTGCCAAGCATCAGGTGTTTGGGGTTGATGCACCATCTGTTATCGCATGCGTGCCGTACTACTAGGCCAGCGATTGAATCTAACGTCACGCCGTTGTAGTCACAGTAAACAACGCGATGCTCGCCCACCATTCGACCATTGCGAGACACATAGCCATAGCCCTGTGAATTCTTGGCGCGTTTGGTTGGAATGCAGTCGCTCACTTACCCTCCCAAGTCCAGCCTAGGCCGGCACAGTTGTAGGTTTCACACGGCCCGGGCAGCTCATCCGCCCGGGGCTTACGTTTCGGCAGGCTTGCCCGCCACGCTGCAAGGCGTTGCTCACGTTCGATGATTGCGTCGCGCTCAGCAGCGGGCACCGACTCATCGAGCTCGGTGCCTACGGCAGCGCGCCCACCATTTGCTGTTGCAATCATGGCCGCACCTCGTTGATCTGTGCCCACATCTCGTACGCCTCACGCGGTGTACGGCCCACGCCCGATTTATAGGCTAAACCTCTGCGGTGCCTGCAAGCCCAATAACCTGATTGCATACCGCCGCTCTTAGTGATGTAGATGTTATGCGCCGCCGGCATCCACTGGATGATCGGTTTCATGGGCGCATGATCCTGCTCTGGGTCCAGTTCCGATGCACCCACGCCAGTAGGGCTTGGCCAATGGTCCAGCCCGAGCAGGTGATCGTACCAGTGGAGTACACATGCCAATGCCCGTCGATAAAACGGGCGCGCGGCTTTGGGAGCTTGATCATAGGCCACCTATAGCTTGCTTAAGAAGACATACTGCGTCTGGCCAGTCAGCCCGACCGTAACCGCGCAGGTCTAGACCGCCCATCCTATTAATACACACTACTACCGCCAATGCGTCGGCAGATTCCTCTAGCTCATCTGCTAGCAGCCGCAACATTGCCGGCATATCTGCAATGCTGAATGCGTGGGGGATCATAAGGGCACCTCTGTGGTAACTCGGCGCACTAGCCGAACTGGGTCGATGCCAAGTTCATTAAGGGCCGATACTACGGCATCAAACTGCTTTAGTAGACTGGCCTCATCCAAGCGCAAGGCCCCACCTGCTGCCCTTTGTGCCGCAGGTTCTCCGCTACACTCGGGCATAAGTATTACACCGTTACATGCATAACCCAGTCCAGTCTTTACAACTGGCTTATCTGGAAGTACACCCGTACCTAGCAGCCATACTACCCTGTTATAAGACGCTGATCCCTGTATCCCACCTGCAAGGGTAAGAGTCAATGCCCGGCTCAGATTTGGGGACATAATCTGCCCGCTTGAAATACGACGTACCTGTAACTGCACATCCAATTTGTACGTGGCCTTGATTTCAGCAGCATACCTTTGAATGAAGGTAGTACGCACCGGTATACTCATGATGTCAGCCCTTGTTGATGGGCGCATTGCCAGCGCAGTTCACGCAATGCCCGCTGAATATCCGGGCGGTTGATGTTGTCGGCGGTGACGCCGGCCTCGGTGGCGATCTTCACCACCTGCTTGTCGCACTCGTCTTGCACGGCCTGATTGTACTCCTGCCAATGTGAAGTACCGTTCTGCTGAGTGATCCCGCCCGAGGCAACGGCTGAGGCACACCCTGTGAGCGCACCAGAGGCCGCCAGAACGACGCCACCGCAGAACACAAGCCAACCTATTATCCTGAGCATGACGCACCTCACACGGCTCGGCAGAGCCTTACAGGAGTGTAAGGGGCAGAAGGCCAGCATATGTCACTCTGCCGGACCATGTTCGTGGCGATGTTGCCTGGTCTCCAGCACACATCGTACCCATTACCGGTGTAGCACAGTGCTTGCCACATGATGTCGTACCTCAGGTTGTTTGCGCACCGGTGGAGTAAAGGCCCGGTACATGCCCTGCAAAGCGAACAGTAAGCCGAGAATAGGCATATCAGCGTCTCCCGATGATTAACCACGCCAGCAGGCAGAAGGCACCAGCACAGCCGATGCCTAAGCCCACCACGAGGCCGAGCACGAACCCGGCCATGGTCTTACTTCACCTTGGCGAGCTTGCGCACCGCCGCCAGCGCCTCGGCGCCTTCGATCTTCAGGCCCTGTTGCTCGGCTTTCTCGGCTTTCTTGAGCAGGCTCGCCAGCATTGCTTGGAAGTCGAACATGGTGACCACAGCCGGCTCTGGTGCGAAGTCGTACCACGGCTCGGCAATGGCGCCTTCGACGTTCGCCTGCTTGTCCTTGGCGTACACGAAGGGCGCAGTCTTGCTGGACGCCTTGTCGGTGTTCGCGGCCACGTTCCCGAACTTCAACAGCCACTCGGCCAGCGCTTTCTTGCGAGCACCCGCTGGCATAGCGAGGAACAGGTTGTTCACCACAGTGACATCGTTGTGCTGGCCGCAGTGGGCGATCACGCTCACACCGGCGACCTGAATACGGTCGTCGAGCTTCTTGCCGGCGGTCTTGATCAGGCCGATTTCTTTGTTGATTGCGGCTGCGCCTTCGAAGAGTTTCATGATTAGATACCTTTGCCTTGATTGAGTTTGGCCCGGTGGCCACGGTTGATACGGTCACACTTGGCAGAGCTGCCCTTGACGTGACGCTTACCCTTTGGATTGTGCATCATGCCGCCGTTCGGAGTGACCGCACGACGATGACCAGCGTTCTCCCACTCGGGACGCCAGTCCAGCATAGCCTTCAGTTGCTTACGGGATTCCGGTGTGCCTTCGTTGCGCAGTTCCTGTACCTTCGCTTCGCGCTTGGCGAGCTTGTTGTACCGAACGTTGCCTTTCGATTCGAAAGCCATGCTAGTCTCCTTTCGGCTGTCCGTCAGCCATCATCAGTCACCCGGTAACAGGGTGAGAGGATGCTACACAGGCGCCAGACCTTGGCAATTGGCGTAGTCTTTCGACGTAGGCACCCTGTAGCTCAGCATACTCCCAGCCGCGCTCTCCCCGCTGGGTCTGATTTCTCCTGTTATACCACAGGAACGCTCAGGCAAACGCATCGAGTCCGTTTTATGTACAGTCGGGACTCTTGGGCAACCGGCCACTTCTACAAACCATCGCGGCATTTGTTGCTTCAACCTTCAGGCAGCCACCACTTGCGCAGCTTCGCCGTCTAGCATCCACACTGGTCATTCCAGTACAGTTCGAGCTTTGCGGTTCACCGACCGAGCTTGCACCCAGTAAGCTATCCACGCCACCCAAGGCCCGTTTGCCTTGTTGGGAGCCAGTGTATCGACTCCCGTGCATCCTGTCAAGCCTAGCCGTGCATCCCAAGGGCTCGCCGCTAGATGTTGGCTCGGACCCAACCCGTTCTGGCCATTACGCATCGCTCCAGACAGCCGCGCTTGTTATACCCCGGCTCGCTCTGCGCCGTGCATGGTCGCCGCCCAAAGGGCTTGTTATCCATGTCCAGTGTTGCGTCTCGCATACTACGGTGTTGCGGTGCATCTGTCAAGCCTTGGAAGTCCCGCATCTGGCGAACCAGCGCAGCCCGTAGGCTCTACTCCCTAAAGTGCCTTCCGGTCTTACCTCGTTGGGAGTGGCTACAGAATGGCCCATCCAGCACAGGAAGTAAACCCAGACCCGACGAACGGTAGTTCTACAGCCTAACAGAGGCACCTCTGAAACCCTTGAGATAGAGCCTCCGCAATAGCTCTGCACTAGGTAGAGGAACGAGACCGCCGAATAGGTGGCCGAGAGACGATACCGTCGAGGGTGTAATCCCGAGGAAAGGCCCGCCGTAGAGCAGAGTCAGAACCGGACGGACGCGCGAGGCAAGCAACGCACAGGCACGCAGGCAGACGCGAGCAGTGACGCACACGCCAGCACACGCACGCGAGGCAAGAACGCGCGAAGGCAAGCGCGCACACGCACGCCCGCCGACACACGCGCGCAGCCGCGCACCCGCGCACGCACAGCTGGGCACGCGCGCACCTCCGGGCACAGGCGGGCACGCTCCCGCACTGGTGTGCGCACGCACTGGCACGCACTCGCACGCACGCTGGCACGCGCACCCGTACGGGGGCATGCGGGCTGTTGGATGGGAGGGAGGGCCCTCGCCTGAGCATAATAAAATCCGGGTGCAGGTAGAACGCGCACCCGGGGATAGCCACGCGGGCCTAGACAGCCACGCCAGCAACGGTATCCAGCTCCTCGAACTCAAAGCTGTACACACCGCTGGTAGTCCCAGTCACAGTGATCACCATATAGAACGTACCAGCGCCGAGCAGGCGGGCACCAGCGGGCGACGGACGCCCAGCACCTTGGCCAGCACCTGCGTTCGCTCGGAGCACTTCGCGCTCAGTGCCACCAGTGAAGGTACCGCCGGCTGCCACAGCGCTGAACCCAGCAACGTCACCACCGATCGTGTTCATGCAGAACTTCGTTGGGATGTCAGTGAACACGCCGCCGGGCGTGCCGCCGGTCATGATCTGGACTTTGGCTTGCCCAGCGTCCAGCTGCAGGTCCTGCGCGGTAAGGAGGAAGTCCCGGGCAGCGGTAAATCGCAGCACAGTAGCGCCGGTGAACTCCCTGTAGCACCGGAACTTCCGTTTGTTCACCAGCCCCATGGTCATGTCGGTACGCATCTGCGCGCCGCGGAATGTCCTGAAGCTTTCGAACTTGTTATCGAATGTCAGCTCTGACATGCTTGCTCCTACTTCGGCAGGGCAGCCAGTGCCTCCTGCACGGTCTTGAACTCATTCCCCATGGCACGAGCTTCCCACTGGCGGCGCTCCCACAGGCCCCAGCACACGCGGTTACCCCGGGTGCTGCAGTCGAACTTCCTGCCGTTCACGGTGATGTACCGCCAGCGCAGGGTTGCTGCCTTAGCACAGGCGTAGTCGCCCCGGGCCAAGCACTTCTTCTGGGAGGACGAGTTAAAGCCGTACTCCCCGATGTTGAACACGTTGCTCACAGCACCTAGTACAACCGTGTCTGGGAGGCTCTCAGGCAGCCCACGGAGCGCGTTCGCATGCTGGGCAATACCATCCTTCAGCCTTTGCTTGCACTCGCTAGGAGAGGCTCTCTGGCCCTTCCTGACGTCCGTGGTGTCGCCGCTGCAGATGGTGAGGACGCCGGCGCTGTCGAAGTACGCGGTGTACTCGGTGCCCTCAAGGCTGGTCAGGCTGGTAAGCAGGGCGGACCCCAGCAGCGTGCTCGCTGCTAGGGCCGTGACGATCTTAGTCTTTAGGCTCATGCACGGGGCCTCCCTTGCGAATGGCGTCCTCGAACGCTTTGCTGTTCTTGCGCTTGTAGTACCAGTTCACCGCGAAGGTGAGGATAGCTAGGATCAGACCTCCGACAGTGGCCACGGTGTTCCAGTCCACCATGCCGAACAGGCCGGTGACTGCACTCGCGGTGTACGCAGCGGGGGTGGTGAGCTTATCTCCCATATTCATTCCTCCTCATCCTTGCGGCCCCGCCGCACGATGTACATGGCCATGAGCACCACAGCGCTCAGGCACATCCCCACGATCCCGAGGACCTGCAGGGAGTTCGTGTTGGTGACAGTCACGGTGCGCGCTGTAACGTCGCGCGCCGCGTTCTGCGTTGAATTAGTGGTGGTGGCTTGGGTGACGGTAGCATTACCCTTCACGTCGCCTTCCAAGGCCTTCTGGGTGCTCTCCACCTTGGAGGTCACCCCGATGCCTTGCTTGGTGTTTTCTGCGCCCACCTGCGCAGTGATCTCGGGCTTGTCAGGAGAGACAACGCCCGTAACCGCCTTCACTGCATCAAGGGTGCTGCATCCGCCTAGGGCGAGTGCCAGTGCAATGCTGGCGATTACAGAACGTTTCATGTTGTCTCCTTATTTAGCGACCCAGCCGGTGTTACCTGTACCGGTTTCTTTGACGTACAAGGTGGTGCCAACACCACCATCCGTGCGAGTGTACAGCGACCCTACAGGTGCGGTAACGGCGCCTTCCGGAGTACCCGTGCCGGATGTCCAGATGACTGCGCCGGCGCCGGGCCGGAACCGCAGAGAGAACACGTCCCCCATCCGGTTGGTGACGGTGCCGATGCTGGCAAGAGCGTCTGTACCGAAGCGCAGCAGGTTGTTTGCCATGCGCACGAACCAGCCGCCGGTATGGCCAGAGGCCTGCCAGTAGTCTGAGGTGGCGCTGTGGGCGAGCTGCGCGGTACCCGAGCCGGACTGCGCCGACAGGCCTACCAAACCAGTGCCATCGGTCAGTACGCTGTAGAACGTGTCGCCGGTACTCTCTAGCACCATCTTCTGGTTGGAGCTAGCCGGGGCCAATCCGGACGGGGCATGCTGGAACCGCCACCGTCCGGAGAAAGTACCGCGGTACTCGCCCGATGCTGGGCAGAACACGACGTTGGCGTTGGCGCCAGTCTGGCCGGACCCGGACGTATCCGAGATGACGCTGGACGCAAAGATGCTGTTTCGGGTAGGCCCCGGGTGCTGCACCTCTACTACGTTTCGTGTGGCTCCGGATGTGAGCTGGACCATGTTGGTGGGGGTGTTATGGAAAGTACCCGATACAAAGTTGGTATTGGCGCCGAAGCGTACAGGCTCAGTGATGTTGCCTACGAATAGGCAGTTCACCCAAGAGTTCGCATTGGCCGTACCATCCGCACGCACACCAGCCTTCAAGGTCTGGGTGGAGCCGCCGTCTACAGATACCAACAGGTTCGAGGTGATGTTGTACTTACCCTTGCCAATGACAGACCCGGTCCCGCAGTTGTACGAGATTAGGTTCGAGGCGGTGCAGTAGGACACACCCGTATCATCTAGAGTGGTCTGACCGTATCCGTACGCGTTCACGGAGTTCACCGCCACGCAGTCCGAGATGTGAGAGTACTTCTGGTCGTTCTTGTACTCAATAGCGTAAGCACCCACGCCTGCGGCGTATAAGCCACTCATACGAGAATACAGGCCATTAGTGATCAGGAACCCGTTGGTGTTTGGGGACTGGGCCACGTCACCGTCGAACTGACTATCCAGAATGCGGACATGCTGGGTATGGTCGGTCTCAACAGCACAGTACGAGATAACGCCAGTGCCAGTGCCAGCAAATCCAGAGATAGACATGTCTCGAATGGTTGCATGGTCTGTGTCGATCAAGGCGATGGCATGTCCAGTAGTAGCGTTGTTGGCACCCGTCAGATCAATCCGTAAATCACGCACCTCCGTATTATCTGAGTTACGGGATGACAGCACAGTGGGTGTAGCTGCCGCATTCTTGGTAATCACGGTACCCTGACCGGCGCCCTCCAAGTGAACCTTCTGCTGGGCATTCACGTTCACAAAGCTGCTGATCGGATAAGTGCCGTCTGGTAGGAACGCTCCGCCACCGTTAACAGCATCACGGATGGCCGTGATGTCGTCGGTTGCGCCGGGTTTACCTGCGTTCGCGGACTTGTCCCGCACGCTAACTACGTCAGCGTTCTTGTCAGCTTGGGTACGTCCTGAGTAGCCGATAAGGGCTGCCCCGAGGGCTGGGTCGGTCTCGTTAGCAAGGTCATCGCGCAGGGCCTGATTCTCTGTAGAATCAACCACAAGCCCCAGCGCATCCGCAGCCGCCTGCAGAGACGGCTGTACCGCCTCTGCAATATCCGATCGTGGGATGGCGCCACTCTGCACTACCTGCTGCATTTCTTGTGCCGCAGTCAAGCACGCGTCACGGATCTCGATCCGTTCCGCCTCAGTGATAGATGTGATGCTCATGGCACCTCCTTATTACGATACGAACGAGGTGATAGCTCCTGCAGCGACCAGCGCGGTGCAAAGTGCGTCGACATCGGTCTTGACCGATGTAGCGCCAGTCAGGGGCTTGCCGGGCAGACGCGAGCTCGATTGGCTCAGCGCCTCGAAGTCGTTCAGCACGGCGGTGGCTTTGTCGCGTACGTTCTGGTTGTTCAGTACAGCGGCAGCGTTGGCAACAGACATGGCCATAGTTTGGTTCTCCTTTAGCGTAGACGGGATCGGGTGCCACTGGGGCGTCGGCCCATCCCTTTGGTGTAGCCCATGGGGTTGTCAATGAACTCCCGGGCCGCTTTGGCTTGCAACTTCTCTGCTTCCTTCTCCTCGTCCACCGCGAGGTATCCTTTGAGCTCGTTCACGAGGTGAGCTACTGCGTCGGCACGGTCGTCCTTGGCCAGAGAGCCGCGGTCGTACGTGATGTTCTGCAGCTGGAACAGTAGGCTGTACAGGCGGCGCTTCTCGCGGCTGTACGCTTGCAGGTGTTCCTCGTCCATCTCTATGGCCCGCTCGTGCATGACGAACTTGTGTCGGCGGAACACAGGGCCAAGGGTGTCAATGATGCGGCGTTCTTTCTGGGTGGTGGCGTAGATGTCGCGCACCCCGATGTTCGTGATCTTGCGCTTGGCAAGGGCGTTCATCAGCAGCAGTGATGCGGTGCCGTGGCCCATGTTCGCTTCAAGCACGATGTCGGTGATGCCCATTTCTTCAGCCATATCGATCAAGGCATTGCAGTTCTCCTCGACCATACCGCCCTGCAGACCGCCCACACCGAACAGGTGGATGTACGAATTCAGCGCCCCGCCGGCGGCGAAGGCCACTTCGTCCCCACCGCAACCGGCCGGGTCCACCATCAGGATCTTGTGCTGGTACGGCAGCATGAGCTCGCCGGCGCCAGCCGCCCGGTACATGACCTCCCCGTGGATAGCCTCTGGGAGCTCCTGCAGGCGGTGCTGTGGCGTTGCGGCGTAGTACAGGGTATCAGGGGCAGCATCGGTGCCCAACGATGCTACAATCGCATCGGAGAGCTTCACGCGCGTGCGCATGGCATCGACGAGGTACGTGTCGAGCATGTACTGCAGCTGGAAGCCCTCGGGGCCAAAGTCCAGCTCCTTGCTCTGCAGGTCCTCCTCAGTGTACCGGCCCGGGTCTGTGACCTCGCCACGGGTGCCGTCCAGCCCGAACCCAGTGCGGGCATGGGTCTCGAACATGGCAGCCACGTATGGGGCGAGGGTGTCGCCGTAGCGCTCAGCCTCCTCCACAGTGGGCACGCGGCCCGGCCATACACGCACCTCGAATCCCCGTCGAGCGAGGGTCTTGTAGATGGAGTCCTTGGTCTGCGGCGTGCCGAGGTACAGGGTCTTGCCGTGAGTGTTGATGGCCGCGAAGTCGCGGGAGCGCAGTAGCAGCAGTTCGCGGCTGGTAGCGGTCAAGCCGTTGTTCGTGGTCTCGATGTCATCGGGAATGAGCAGGTCGGCCCGCTTACCCTGCAGCTGCGCGGTGATGCCCACGCACGCCACGGAGGCGGACTTGTCCAGCGGCTTCAGGTCGCAGTGCACGTCGTAGCTCTCGTACGAGGTACGGTCGCCACGGGTCTTGTCTGGCCGGAGCCAGCACAGTAAACCCCAAGTCTCAATCATGCGGATGATCAGGATGGCTACGTCCGAAGCCTGCTTCTCGCCGCCCGAGATAATCAGGATGCGCATGCTCTGGTCCCGGATGAGCGACCACACAGCGAACAGGGCCGCAAGGGTGCTCTTGGCCTCACCGCGCTGAGCGGCCACCATGCTGTTGCGTGGGCCATCCTGCATGTAGTCTGCAATGTCGCCTTGCATCTCCGTGAGCTCGAAGCCGAGGAACTTCATCCCTAGCTCAGCGAACTCCCGGAAACGTGGGAATGTGGCCCCGAACATGAGGGCGAGATCAACTCGCTCCTCAGCGGGGATGGCGTTGCTGTTGTCCTTCCACTTGTTCGTGCGCTCGACGAGCAGCCGCAGGCGCGCTAGTGTGTGCGCTCGAATCATGGAACCTCCTTACCCAAGCAACTCGTTGATATCGTCCTCCTGCAGTGTCTGCTGCAATCGGGCTTTGTTCAGTGCGCGGCGCTCGGCCAACTCGTCTGCGAAGGTGTCACGCAGCTTCGCCATGTCGTCAGCATCGATACTCGCGCTCACATCGTTATCCTTCAAGAACTGCCGAATCACACCGAGGTTAGCGGCGGGGAGGGGAATGCCCTCCTCCCGCGACTGGCGCAGGTCGTCAATGAAGACTTGCGCCAGCATCTCGTGCAGCTCGTTCAGCAGGCTCTTGCTTGCTGACTTAGCCATGTTTCCTCCTTAGAACGTCTGGGCACTCTTGACTAACCAAGTGCTTCCATTGTGGTACAGGGTCATGAGGACAGTGGCACCGGCCGCAATGGCAGCCACGGGGGTGATGGCACCCCACGTTACACCTGACCAGTTGAACACACTGCGTGAGCCGCCGGCAACGTTCACGATGCGCAGGTGGGCTACAGTGCCCGGGGCGATGTTCGCCACAGGTACGTCCAGCAGGTTGATGTTACCGTTCATGGCGATGGAGTTTGCCAGGGCGCGCCAATCGGCAGACATGCTCAAGGCGTACGGAACCGCAATCTCGCCCGGTGGCAGCACACTACCACTCATCAGGCACAACCAAGTGCTGGTATCTGCCGACCACTGGAAGCGCGCCCGGCTGCCCCGACCGGTGAGCAGGATGCCCGCCAGCTGTAGTGAGGTAACGCCGTCGTCAATCACAACGTCAATGGTGTGGTTGGTATCAGGCGTGACGAGGGATGTAACCACGGTCGGCACGGTGTTCTGGAACACCAGCACTTGGCGTACATTCTGGATGTTCACGGCACTGGTATTTGAGCTCTCGATAATGCGCTCAGACAGGATGCCCGGGTTGATGGCACCGAAGCGCGTCACCCCATCACCAATCTTGAGGTCTACCACGTTCGTGCCGCGCACGATCGGGTTCGGGCACCCGGAGAAGTGGCCACCGGTTACCTTTGGACGTGCCGCCCAGTCGAACCGCACCCCAAACAGCGGGGAGTGCTGGTAGTGCCCGCCGCCAATCTCGATCTCGTTGTTGAACACAATGGCGAAGGTGCCGTCCGAGCTGAAGTCACCGATGTGTACTTGGCCCGAAGTCACGTTCGTGACTGTACCGTCCCAGTAGATGTCGGTAGCGGGACTCACCGTGGCGACCCAGCTGCCGGGGAAATTCCCGTGGTAGAAGTCGCGGGAATACACCACAAAGCCTTGGTTGCAGCTGTCGCCGCCACAATCCTCAAAGCGCACGTTCTGCGCGCGCGAGTAGATAGCCGGGCCGTTGATGTTGTCAGACACAGCCACAAAGCCCTGCACTGTGATGTCGTACGCGTAGCACCGGCGGAAGGTCACGTTCCGCATCTTCACAGCAAACCCGTTAGGGCCATCATACGCATCGCAGTCCTCGACGAGGATATTGCCGCCGAAGCGGCCTGCAAGATCAGAGCCGTTCTGCTCAAGGATCATGTTGTGGTCACTACCGCGCATTGCCACTCGACCGATGTACCCGAACTCTGTGGATGGGCCCTGAGCACCAAAAGCGTTACCGCCGGCGAAGCCGTCGATGTTCATGTCGGTGACAGTCCAGTTGATCTGGTTCGACGCCACTACAGAGCCGATAATGGTGGTGCCACCGGCGGCCCATACCTTGGTGCTACGGTTCAGCCGGGTCTTACCGGCGCCCCGCAGGGTACAGCCGGATGGCACGAGCACGTTAGCCTTAATGGTGCCTGCCGGGAGACGCACGCGCTTGTACTTCACTAGCGCGGCGTTGATTACCGCAGACTCGTCCACAACACCGGTAAGGTCCAGCCCTTGCGGCTCGTAGTAGCCGGCTTCAAGGAACGGACCCAGGCCCGTGCCATTCCAGCCGATCAGGTCCGCACCATCGAGACCAGACAGCTGCTGCAGGTTCTTTAGCTGGCCTTCAGGGTCGATGTACACGACATTCGAGGCGGCCCCGATTGGGCCGGTACCCGATTCCACAAGGGTCTGGATCAGCAGGTCCACGTACGCCTTGGTGGTAGCATCCTGTGCATTCACCGGGTTACCAAGGTTGAAGATGCGGTAGCCGTGCATGTCCAAGGCCTGCCGCAGTCCGGTCAAGCCTAAGCCCTCGGAGAACTCTTGCGACAGCCGGAGCAGCTGCAAGAAGTTCTCGTCAAGGGTGAATCGGTTGAACGGGGCGCCGCCATCGTAGATGTTCAGCATTGCCTCGTTCTCGGTGTTTCGAACCAATGTCACCGCCACACCTGCGGCCACAGGGCCTGTCAGGAAGTCAATGCGGGTGGCGTTGGCCCACGCGTAGTCAGTGCCTTCGATAAGTGGCGCGATACTCAAGTCCAAGAAAACCGAGATATCCGACTGCTCGAAGTATTCCAGTCCGACGTTAACGCTGACTAAGCTGCCGTCGGATACCTCAGTTTGGATGGCGTTCATTGTGTCTCCTTATTCGTCCTCGCCCAAGGCCGAGGCCATGATGCGGATACCGGGGATGATCCCGAGGAAAGGGGTTGCGCGGATGATTTGCTCTGGATCAGGCTCGCCACGCACCAGTGACGCGGTAGCGGAGTATGCCTTATCGACCAACCCAAGAGCAGCAATGCTGTTCGTCGGGCCTTGAGTCATCATGTTCACAGCGTACCCGAGCCACGACATCAGCGGCATTTGGGTCAGCACGTTCACGGCCAGGGTCTGAGGAGTGATCTCCTTGTTGCCCTGCGCAAGCGCTACAGTTGACGAGAGGGTTGTAAGCGGGAGTTGATACGCGAACATCATAGCCACGCCGGCAAGGCCGTCGTTGGCGTACGTGCGGCGCAGGATCTTGTTCCAAGTACCAGCCACGAAGTTCATGTACGGCAGGATGAACTTGCCGAGGGCGCTGAACTGCATCCAAGCAGGAAGCTCACCCAACCGGTTCTCCATGACAAGGGCGTCAGCCATGTTGTGCGCCACAGTCTCCATGTCGAGGCGCAGGCTGTCTGGCCACATCCGCATGTCAGGGTCGGCATCCATCGCGGCCTTAGCCCGGGCACGCAGCTCAGGCGTCATGCCAAAGCGCTGCAGGGACTCGAATGCCGCGTCGTTGCCACGGATGGCGTCATCCACGGTGTCACCTACCAGCCCGGCCATCATCTTCGACTGCCCGCGGCGCACGAACTCCATGCCGTTGGCGAAGCGGGTCACTTGACCCAGCTGCTGGATGTTCTGGTGCAGCATGCCGAGGTTTCCGATATCGGTGTTGTCGTCGAGGTGGGTCATCACTGTCCGGTACCGGCCTGAGAGCACGTTGCGTGCTTCCAGAACGTCGCGGAGGCGAGAGCCGTAGGTTGGGTCCTGTGCCAGCTTCAAAGCGTCACGGCCCCACTCTGTGGAGCTCAGGGACCGCAGTACCTTGGCAATACCGAACTCCTTGATCATCAGGGCAGTGTCTGCCAGCTGGTAGATACCAGAGTTGGCCAGCTGCACCGCACCAGACGCCACAGCAAAGCTGCGGAGGATATCAGGCACGTCTTCCCCAGTGGGGTAGCCCAGCAGTCGGTTCACAGTGTTGTCCAACGTGGCTCGCGCTGCGCGTGGGTCTGCGCCCTCAGCGGCAGCCTCATCGACTGCGCCGGCGAGCGTACGCACGTCAGGGAAACCGGCTTTGGCCAGCCCAATACGTCCACTCATGGTGCGGCTGTAGCCTTCCATCAGGCCCAGCACATCCTTGTCCACGAACATCTGCGGCATGATCACATCGCCGCTCTTGGTCACGTACTCACGGGTCATGTCAAAGTCCACGCGCCGGCGGAGGTTCCGCACGGTGTTGGATTGCTCGCCCGCTTTCTGCACAGTGTTCAAGAACATGTTGATCTGATCCTCGTCGATACCGGCGTTGCGCATAGCGAACTCGATGTCGTCGTTGGTCATACCTGCGATGTGCTGGCGGTAGCCTTGCACGCCGGCGGCTCGCTCATCCATGTTCCGCAGCATCTGACGACCCAGCGCGCGGGCAGTGTCCGGGCGGATACCGCGGTCTGCAAACATTAACTTGAACTGCTCACCGTACATGGCCTCAATGTCCGCCCGAGTAACGCCCGGGTTGGCACGGAGGAAGTCGCTCACCTTGTTACCGCTGTGGCGGCGTGGCAAGTAGTACGGAGACGCTTCGATGGTGTCGGCACCGGTCATGCCAGAGGCCTTGATGCGGGCCAGCTGGTCCTCAGCCCAGCGGGAGCTGGCGAAGGCATCGACGATGCGCTGCACGGCTGCGTCTGGATGAGGGTTCACGGTGCCGCCCGACATGAAGCGGGCATGGTTATCGGACAGGGCGTCGTACACCTTGCCGGACAGCTCCTGCTGTGCAGCCCGGAATGCAGCTGGGTTGCGCAGGCGAGAGAACATAGTCCAGCCTTGGGCGGACAGGGCCTGACGCACAGCAGCATCAACCTGCGCAGCGGCCACGTTGGCAGCCAAGTGGGCAGTGCGGGCGTAATGCGCAGCAGACGTAGCCGAGTTCCCAGTGGCATCGACAACCAGTTGTTCCGCAAGGGTGCTGGCCCGTGGGCCGATGGCGCGAATCTTGTCGAACAAGGCGAAGGCCTGATTCAACGAGTTCCCGGTGCGGGTGAACATGGTCTGGATGTCTGGGGAGTTAGCCAGCGCGGCCGATTGGGTACGCGGCACGTCGGCCTTGTTGTACGCCTTCACGAACTGCGCGTCAGTCACAGAGGGCTGTTGCAATAGGTCTTCGAATGCAGCCACCAAGCGGGTCAGCGCGGTGTCGGTAGGACCCTTGCCAGTGAAGGCGGTCACAACCTTCTGCACCAAGCTAGACCACACTGAGCGGGGCTCACCGGGCATAGGGATCTGGTGCAGTACCTTGCGGAAGGACTCGCTGTTGAACAGCTGGGACACGAACTCGTGGGTGTTGCTGAGTCCGTACAGCACGTTGTTCTTCCAGTCGGAAGTGCTGATGCCCTCACGCAGGGTTGGGGTACTGATGTTGCCCCGCACGACGTTGCGGATTTGATCGATCTGCTGCACTGCGTCGAACACTGGACCAGCCGAGAGCTTACCCTGTTGGAACAGGGCAATCGCTGTGATGGTCTTGGCGTGTGCTGCCTCGTGCAGGTTAACGGTCTTCTCGTACGTGCTCATGTTCTGCACGGCCTCAGTCAGGGTAGGTGCCCCGCCCTCGGCTGTGCGCATGGTGGTCTGCAGGCGGCCGTCTGGCCACAGGCGGACGTTCGATCGACCCTTGCCACGGGTGATGATCAGGGGCACGTCGCCGTCCAGCTTCATGCTATCGTACAAGGCTACACCCAGAAGGCGGGTACCCTCGGGCAGGTCGCTGGCATTGGCCAGTGTGGCGCCCACAAGGTTCGCAGTACTGGTGCGGATGGTGGCTTGACCCTTGACCCGATTCACTTCGACGTACGGGCGTACAGTCGTCATGTCAGGGGTAGGGACTTCATAGTCTGGGTCAGGGATGCGGGAAGGGGCCACCTGAGCGTCAGGGACGACATCTGGAGCGACTTCAGCAGCGGGGCGTGGGGGTACTACCTCCTCAACGTCAGGAACGCTACGCGCGCCTGTTGGGAGGTCCTGAGCCGCGTCCTCGGCAACGGTTGCTGCACGGCGTACGGTGGGGATTGCGCCCAGCGCTACGACCAGCGATGTGCCGATGACATCCAGCGGGGTGATCTCACCGCCCTCGGATGCAGCGCCCAGTACCGCAGTGTTAGCGGCCAGGCCGGCAACCAGACGCGCGGTACGGCCCGCGCGCGTAGCAGCACCAGCTACCCCGAGGCCGATCACAGCGTCGATGTCCAGCATCGAGGCGGCGAAGGCGGTTACAGGGTTGGCGGCCATGTCCTGCAGGTTCTGGCGGGTCTGGGTCACTTGACCGAGGCGCTGGGCCAGTTCGGTGCTGGAGCGGGCATCGCCAAGGAACTCCAGCTCTTCCTCAGTGAAGGCGCCGAGTTTGTCGCCCAGCGCGGCTGCAGGGTCGAACCCCTCCTCGCTTGGGATTTGCATGTACTCGATACCACGCAGCGCCTTGGCTGCGATGGTTTCGCGGAGAGCGCCCTCGGCACTCTCTGCAGAAGAGGTCGGCGCTACTTTCAGCGCCGAGGTGTTTGCTGTACCGGGTTCCAGTAAGCTGTTCTCAGCGCCGGAGACGAACCCGCCGCCGACAGTCGGGGCGGTGCCCGGTGCGACAGCAAGGTCTTCGTCAGGGCGTAAACGGATCATGCTCATTGGAACCTCCAGTTCAGTAGCCGGTGCGTTGCACGCGGCTGTATTGGGATACAGCGTCAAGGGTTTGCAGTCGGTCACGGTTGCGGCGGGACTTAGGCCCAGCGTCCTTGTACAGGGCGGACTCGCGGAAGTCTTGGTAGGCCCCCAGTGTGTCACCATCCAGCGCCTTCTTCAGGATGTCCCCGAAGGCCTTGGCGTTACCGGCGTGATACGTCGTCTCCACCAGCTGCTGGAACACCTGCTGACGGATGTGCTCAGGCAGGGCGTTGAACTGCGGCAACTCAGCCATGACAGGCGGAAGCACCTTGTCTTGGATGTACAGTTGCAGCTTGTTCGCAGCGACCTGTGGCGTGTCGGTGGGCTGCTTCACGTACTTGGCCTCGTTCAGGGCCGCACCCGTGGTTGGGTGGGTGGCCAGGATGCTGAAGCCTTTGGTGTCGGTGTAGCCCTCGTATGAGACCAGCTGGGTAACTGCATTTTGATACACTTGCGGCTCGATTCCGTAGGCGTTGGCCGTATTAAACTGCACAAACCCGGCGCCGGGCACAGCGAGCGAGCCCATGCTGTTACCATTACCGTTCGCGGTCAGGCGAGTCTCAACTGCACGCACTTGGCGTACAACCTGATCGACCGGCACGGCGTACGAAGTGGTGAGCACCGTGTTGTCCTTGTCAGTGCCGCTGAACACGATCTCGCCAGCCATGGGGTCGTACCGCATCTGGACGGATACAGCGCCGGGATTGGCTGCACGGAACTCGTCAACAGAGTCCTTCAGGCCTTGGCCGATGATGTTGTTGTCCTCACTGCCAAAGGTCTGGGCGCGGTTGGCCACGTTAGGCAGGATCAGCAGTGTGCCGTTGTCGGTGCCATCGTCTACACGCACGGTACGGGCAGCCACACGACCCACCAGCCAGTTCTTCAGGTCGTCGCCGGCGAGCGCTGGCAGACGGCCTTGCTGGTACAGTGAGGTGTACTCCTCACCGAGGGCACCGTTCACCTGCGCCAAGCGGGCTTCCTGCGCCCGGGCATCTTCCTTGCTGGTGAACACGTACGACTGGATGCCGAGGATGTTCCGAGCCGCGCCCTTCTGGGTCAGGTTCGTGTCGAACATGCCGGCGGATACATCGTCCACAGTGGCGAGCATTTCCTTGGGCATGGCAGCCGGCAGGGAGACCACGCGCCCGGAGGCGATATCATCGGCCCGGCGGTACACAACGTCCGCAATGCTATTCTCGTCGCTGGCTTGGCGGATGCCATAGGCTACAGCGTCGGGCAGCCCAGCAATGAGCTGAGAAGCCTGCACGTTGTTGCCGGCTCGTTGTGCAGCGTCGTACGCACGCTTCAGGTTCGTCAGCGAGTTCACCACGGTAGCCGGGTACAGGGCCTGCCCGTCAGCATCGCGCTTCAGGTTCCGGCTGTCGATGCTGCCGAGGGACTGTGCGTCTTGCTGCAGCATCTCGATACCCACAGCTGTGATGTCCTGCGCCCCACTCTGCAGACCACGCTGCATGAGCGCCAGCCCGCCGCCGCTGTAGCCACCGTTGCTGGTGGCGTATACCTGCGTGAGGGCAGTCTTGATCTTGCCGAGAGTCTGACCGGTACCAGCTGCCATATCGGACATGGTGGTGCCGTGCAGCAGGTTCTGCTGGAATGCGGCAGCCTTGCCGAGCTTCAGGCGGCGAGTGTTCTCCTCCTCCACCATACCGTACATCTGGGCCGGAGTGATGCGGTGAGCCCGCTGGGCCTCGTTCAGGGTGCTAATAAAGGACGCCATGGGGAACTGGCGCTCCAGCTCATCCGGGTTGGCCACAGCGCGCACGTTCGACACGTACGAGTACACCGCACCCGACTCGTCGGCTGCACGCTGCTCGTACGCCCGCTGGGCGCCGTTGATAACCTGCGTCTGTACCTGAGTAGGCAGGGATTTGAACTCGGCCGACTCTTGGAAGTACGAGCCCAGCGCCTCAACGGCGGCGGACGACTTAGCGCTTGCCATGAGTTGGCCAGCGAAGTCCGCAAGGGCCCCGTCCTTTTGCTGAGGCGACAAGGTGTTGTCGGAGTACACGCGGGCAATGTGGGAGGTGATCCCGCCCAGCGCCTGCAGTGGGTTACCCGCCTCATCGGCAGCCATGAAGGTAGCAATGCTGGCGTTGCCCTCGGCGGCGATGGCCTGCCCCTTCATGTACTGGGCACGCTCTACGCTCTTGGTCTGGAACAGATCAGCGGCGGTGGCCCGGGTGCTCTGCACGCCGGTCAGCCACGCCTGCCAGTCCTTCTCGTTCAGATCAAGGCCTTGAGTGCCGGCTGCGTTCAGCAGGGAGTTCGTCTCCTCCTCCACGAACTGCTGGAACTCCTCTGGGGTCTTGCCCGAGTTCACATGTTCGATGGCGGCTTGCTGCACGCCCAGCTGGTACTTCGCCAACTGGCTGCCAATGGTGGCGCGGTTATAGCCTTGCTCGTAGTCGGACTGCATTGAGCCATACACTTCAGCGCGGGCCTTGCCCATGGCGCTGTCTTGCTGACCCTCTAAATAGGCCCGGGCCCGGTCTTTCTCGTCCATAGCCTGCAGGGCGTTCGCCCCACGGCCGATCAACCGGGTCCAGAAGTTGGCTTGGTCTGCGGCATCGCGCTGTACGCCGCTGAGGTCTGGGCCTTGGAACTGCGCACGGGCGGCTCCCGGGCTCTGATAACCCTCAAGACCGGCAGCCCGCGGGCCGCCTTGTACATCTTGGCGTACTGGCATGATGCCTCCTTATAGACCTTGGTTCCGCCCGGTGAAGCTACCGGTGCGGGCTTTGTTCTCAAACAGGGACATCCCGAAGCTGGCCACGGCCTGCCCAAGGATGGGTGCCCACTTGTTGCTCACGGCAGTGGGGGTGCGAAGGGACATGCCGGCGCTGTCAGCCACATTGGCCGCCTGAGCATTCAACGACTGATCCGTAAGGGTGCCGTTGTACAGCAGCTCCTGCTGCGCCTCGGAAATCTTCATGTCCACATCCAGCAGGCCTTGGGCTACGGATGCACCCATGGTGTCCGTGCCCGCCGCCTGTAGCCCCCGCGCAGACTTCACCTGCTCGCCCTCGCGCTGCACCGCTAGGCGGGCAGTTGCGATCTGGGCGGACAGGGCAGTCTTCTGCAGAGCAATCTCATTGAAGGATTTGGCCGCTTGTGCA